TACAAAATGTCACTTGTACAAAACAAACAACATGAGTTTGCCCGGTTTTGATCTACTCAATCGACCACTCCAACAAAGTATTGACACTGCATATATTCGTAATATCGCACTTGCCAAATATCTTGTGGCTGTACCGGGATGTAAACTCACTTTTGAGCGGCTGAATCCACAAGACCACACAAGTGTTTCGGTGGCTTCGTGGACAAATGTGCAAAATAGTGATAATATATGTAGTCCAGTACTGGCACTATCACAGGCACAGATTGCAAAATATAAAGAGGGCACTGATGCAATACTTGAACTGATGATTGAGCATGCAAGCACATTTCAAGATATTCTCTCAAATATACATGTTACAATGAGGGCTGCAAATACCTGGTCACAACTGAGTGGTACGCGGCTTTTTACGCTCTTTGCGCGCTAATTTTTTTGCAACTGTTCAAATAAAATGACACAACTCATACCAAATGCGTATTCACCAAATGTCTTGGACACGATAAATTCTCATACACCAATACCACAACACCCCTTTACTACTCTATCAAAAGTTGAGAGTAGACGTGGTACAATTTTTGTTTTCCCTGACCATTCTGTTGTGACAATTTTACATGCACGTTACTTACCTGCATTGCTCGCCACAGAAACTGTACTCTTGCGCGGATCAAAATCTGTACCAACTAGAGATGGTTATTTTACATTTAAAGACCATGTATTTACACGTATTAAATTTGCAGGTGATTGGGTAATTTACGAGTAAAAGTTTTGCGCACACAAAATATTTTTACTATAATAAAACATGGCTATCCCTTCATCAAATGTCGTCGCTGGATTTATAGATTTGGCGACATACGACGAGCTCGAAAGATACTTGTACGGTGGACCAGATGCGACTGCTTACTTTGTAAGATTAACTCGTAAAGCTACTTGGTTCACTCAAATTCCAATGTTGCTGAGTAAGACTAATGGACAGGCCGGGTTTGGCCAAGAATGGTCTGTGCAAATCTCACGTGCTGGTGATTATTTACTCAATACTTGGCTTCGTGTAACATTCCCGACTGTTACGTTAAACGCAACTAACCAGTTTGGCGCAAATGGATCGATTAGATGGACACGAAATCTAATGCACAATCTGATTAGAGAGTGTAATATTTCATTCAATGATTTGGTCGCTGCCAGATTCGACAGATTTTATTTGGACTTTATGTCACAGTTTATGATCCCTGCTGGAAAACGCAATGGTTACAACAATATGATTGGTAACATCAATGATTTGACTGCTCCCCATGCACCCTCACTCGCTATCGGCGCCAGTTTACCCCAAGCCACTCTCAACTTGCCACTTCCATTCTTCTTCTCAAGAGATTCTGGTGTTTCACTCCCGGCCGCCGCTCTGCCCTACAACGAAATCAGAATTGGCTTTTCATTCAATGACTGGACCGATCTCCTTATTTTGGACAATGGTGGCGCCGCTGGTGCCGGTACTGTGGCTCGCGCCATTCCAATTCCAGGTACCTTGACAACTGGTGATTTGGCTACTGGTACGCCAACGATTGTTCGCGCCGATGTGTGGGCAACGTATGCTATCGTGTCAAACGATGAAAGAAAGCTTATGGGCGCCGCTCCAAGAGACATTCTAATTGAGCAAGTTCAAACTTCGCCGCGTCATCCATTTTCACCTCTCTCAAACAGCAAACCAATCTTTGATTTGAGATTTTCGCAAGCTGTCAAGTGTATCTTCTTTGCCATTCACAATGTCACCTTTAATGCTGAGGGATCAAACTACTCAACTGCTTCACCGTACAACAGTGGAAGCAACACCATTAATTTTACGCCAAAGGGAGCCTATGACCCAATATTGCAAACCTCGCTCAACTATGAGGGAACGACTAGATACTCACAAATGGGAAGTGACTACTTTTCAATGATTGTTCCATATTACAATGCTCCTGTCATCCCAACTGAGATTGGATACCATTTGTTATCATACTCACTCGACATTAACAACTTGGACCCAATGGGCTCAACCAATTATGGCAAGTTGAGTGGTGTTCAAATAATTCCAGAGTGCACACAACAAGCTATTGATGCATCACAAGGTATTGGCTCGGCCGAATCTGGTTACGATTACCCGCAAAAGTTTGAATTTGTTGCCACTGCTGTCAATAATACGATTATTAGAGTCAGTGCTGGTGCTCTCGGATTCCCAGTGTTGTAAGAAAATTTACTCAGCTTTTGTATCTATGGTAGTTATCTCACCATATTACAAAACCTAACAAAACCTAACAAAGCCTAACAAAGCCTAACAAAACCTAACAAAACCTAACAAAACCTAAAGGCAACTCTCGGAAAATACACGAAACTACTCATTATTAATATTGAAAACTAGCGCACTAATAAATAAATTAGACATTCTAAAATACCCATGGCAACAAACAAAGAATTGGAAAGTCTATGTGTAGCGTATCGTCATCACTTTTTACAGCTGAACAATACAATTTCATCCCAGACACAAATAATAAGTCATTTGGAGAAGTTGGTTGCGCAACTCAAACAAGAATATGAAGAATTGTCGCACACGGCATCACAGTCTATTTCAACAATACATCCCACATCAACTCAGGTCGACTCGTAAATTTTAAAAAGTATTGCACATGCTACATTTTTTAAAATTATTCACCATCATCCTTGTCCCACTTTTGTTGCAACTCATCACACTCACTTTCAATGGCTGCAATTAGTCTATGTTTCAACTCACACAGTTCCAATGCCCGCGCACATTTTTGTTGTTCATAGCTAATCACCAACTGATCAAATAACTTTCCAATACCACTCATTTATTAAGTGTGGGTCTATCCACACAAACTGAGTAAATTTGAGCCGCAACAATGTCTATTGGTGGCCGAGTGTCGATTCGCGCCGCAAATTTATGCGCATACTTTTCAAACTCACAGTGTGCAGCCCATTGCATGTCGAGAGACTCAAATCTTTCAATACGAGTTGAACTATTTTCGATAATGGGCCGTTCAAGATATAGTGTAAAGTCTGCCGGCGCAAGGCCCATTTCCGGCGCACATGCCCACTCTCGATCGATACCATTTATATGCGCATAGACAGCACCAGAAATTGTATATCTATCACAAACGACATCTTGTCCACTGTCCAATAAATCCTTTAAATATTGAGCCAGTTCCCAGCGATTTGCGCAAAAAAGTAGATGGGCACAGTGTGGGTCAAGTTGAATATTGCCGCGCAAGTACGAGTCGAGCAACGTACCGATAGGTGTGGTTCGCGCCGGAAATCCAATTAATACTGCTCCAATACGCTCAGCCAAGATACGGGCGTGTGTGCTCTTACCACATCCATCAATACCTTCAAATACTATTAGTTTACCTCGTTGTGTGTAGGTCATTTTTATAAAACTATGTCGGATTAATCACGCCAAAAACAAAAAAAGATGTGTATTATTTATCATAGAATCCATATTGGTCACGTGCCGTCTCTAACGCTACTTGTGGTTTTTTGAGTCTCCAGTTGACTGCGTTGTGAAATGCCCAAAAGAAGGAGAAGAGTGCTGTTCGTGATTTGACAATATCCATAATCTCTGAGCTATGTGTACTCAAATAAGTTGATGCGTGGGTTCTACACTTTATGCAAGGCAATAGAAATGGCAAGTCATTAATAAAACGGATCATTACAATTTTGTCATTGAGTGAAGGTGTGTGAGGATACCGCGCGCCAAGCGTGTGAATAAATGTCCAATATGCAGGACCCCATAAATTTTTGTTATTCTCGAATGTGAGTGCACTAGTCATTTATTGATGCCACCAGAAAAAAAAAGACCTCAACTAAACATGGCTGATGCATTCTTTGAACAGTGGGGCACCGGTGGTGTTGGCTGTTTTCACCTGAATAACGATGGTATTTCGTGTAATGACTGCTTTGAAATTTTGCAACACTATTCGTGTCGTGATGTGTCTGATCGTACATCAATGATTCCTGTTAGATATGGTGGTAAGACGATTCGCGCCGAAGACCTACATGGCCTACAAGTACCGTTTCCAGTATTGACTCGCGCACGTGTCTTGTTTGAGAAGGTTACACGCCGCGCAATTTTTCGTGGACCTACACGTCTCGGTATTATTGTTGGTTGTTTGCTCTTTGCATACAAACTTGAAGGGTGTTTTGCCACATCACATGATATCCTGACACATATCAAGATCAAAAATATAAATTGTCTCGAGGGAATAATAATAATCGACAAGGTATTATATGAGTATGATCGTGATCAATATAATGAATTGACTGCAATTAATCTTACCTTTGCCGAAGCAGCACATCAACTTGCCAAAAAACTTGGCATACCAATTCCACCGACATTTGACAAGTGGGCTTGTTTTGTTAATAAACACTGCAGAATATCGACTGCGGCGGCAGTGGCTGTTTGGTTATATATTCGTGAAATGACATTGTCAGTCACATTGGAGCAACTGGCCCTCGCGGCAAATCTCTCAATAAACACTATAAAGAAGGTTTGCACTGCACCTGTTATTTAGACTAGGGTTGTGGGACAATAACTTTTTGTTGCAAAATAATCATCTACTCGTATGTGAAACTGTGCCGCAGAGTCGAGCAATGTCTGAAACCAGTGCCAAAATCCATCAGTGTGACCATAGGTTGTGTTTAATACATGTGCATATTCATGTAACAGTACGTAGGATAATTGAGGTATACTATACCAATATTTGATACATATTGAAATGCGCGCCTTGTCGTGTGTCGCTGCACCAAATAGTCGCGCCGATACTGGTATTTGTGTGAGATTGTATTTGACCAATATGGGCCATAGATATACGCGCAATTTGTCCAATACTTGTGCCCAATAAATTTGTTCTGCAACAATTGCACACGTGATGAGGATAGCAATAATCGAAAATAGTCGATACATTTTATAGATAGAAGGATTAAACAAAGCTATAAAATGTACAAGACAAAAACATGGAGTGCTCGTATAGAAGTGAATTATTGTGATTTGAATCAAGACTTGTCCAATTATATTGACTCGTGGCTTCACACTAATCTGGTTGCAATGTCGAGTGCACAAAATGGTCACGTTTTGCGTATTGTAGAGTGGACACTGGGCAGTATATCTATTTTGGGATTTGCGAATAAACCAGTGGTCCAAATTAGAGTCTGCGCCGATGTATTTTTACCTGAGATTGGCGAGAAGTATGAGGCGCAAGTGTTGGATATGAAACCAAATTTTTGCCTATACAAGATTCCTCACTCTATTGTGTGGGTCGAAGGTTCGGCCAATCATGAAAAAACTGCCACTGTAAATATTGTACCACAGACAATTCGCTACGATAATGGGCAGTTTTTAGTGGTTGCGAAGCGCCTCCCATGTTGAAATTTGTTGTGTAAGATAGGCGTCGATATCCTGTATAACATAGGGAACAACAATTAGATATACACCTTGTTGTTCTGTCAATTTTCTCTTTAATTTGTCTTTGTATTCGGTGTAGGCTATCTGATCTGTATGTTGGTAGTGTTGTTGTCCATTATACTCTACTGCCAGACCCAATTCTTGATTGTAACAGTCGAGCTCAAGATTTTTGCCTGTAGTGGGATTTTTGAGCCAGTCTGGTCTAACGCGGGGAAAGGGTTTTTTGAAGTATGTTTCTAACCAGGCACGACATGTTGCTTCGCCGCGCGACGATGGAATATGTGGCGTTGGAAATTGCAAGTGTTCAAGATGGGGCAGACAACGCCAAAGTGCCCAAACTAGTATGGCCAGTGTTATGAGGGTTGTAATCATTTATTACATGCAAGTGTTTAAAAGTATGCATGGGTGTAATAAATGACAAATTGTGATGTGTTAATGATTGTAAAAAATGAAGAGGCGGGAATTGCAGTAACTTTGGAATCACTAGTCAAACATAGTTTTATGGGACGTGTATTTATCTATGATACAGGGTCAACTGATGATACGTTAAAAATTGCCGCGCAAATCTTTGACCCGGCGCGATTATATGTGGCGTGCGGACGGTTTGACAATTTTGCGCAAGCTCGAAATGATGCACAAACATGGGTCTTGGATTTGTTTAGTGATATCGAATGGATATTATGGCTTGATGCCAACGATACAATATCTGCGCCAGTTCCGTCACTTGCGTCTGAAATGTGCGATGCATACGAAACGTGTCAAGAGTGGTCTAGTGATAGTTTTAACAAGACTCGGTTCTTTAATTTACGGATAGTAAAAATACGAGATACAAAATGGTATGGTTATGTACACGAATGGCTACGCCTCTCTGATCACCATCGTACTTCAAAATTGGCGCCCACACTCTTTTGTATTGAGCAGGATCGGAGTAAAAATTGCGCCGCTTCCCATGTGCGCTGGCATACTCGTGACATTGATTTGTTATTGGCGCAAATTCGAGATGAGCCCTCGCCGCGCGCATATTTTTATCTTGGACGAGTGTATAAAGATTGTGGTGATGTGCTCAATGCCCGTGCTTGGTTAAATAAACGCCTCACGTTTCCAGATTTTAGAGAGGAGCGCTACTGGACTCTCTTTTATTTGGCTGAATTAGAGACTACACCTGGCGCAAAGATTGTAGCGTTTGAACGTGCCTATGAGGAATGCGGCCGCGCCGAGGCATTGGTTGCTGCTGCGAGAATTGCTATTGCAAACAAATGGTGGCACAGAGCATTCATGTTTTGTTACACTGCATGTCAATTGGCGCCGCCTCTCGATGCGCTTCTCTTTGTCTATGATCTTGACTATTCTTATTATCGGTGGCATTTGCTTGCAATTTGTGCGTACTATGTTGGACAGTTTTCGATAGGTAAGGATGCGTGTTGTCGGGCAATTGCCCACTCTCAACAACAAATCGACAAGGATAATCTTGTGTGGTACACTACTCACGATATTGCAGTATGATTCCACTTGAGTTGTGCAAAGATCTCGGCGCAAATCGCATCATAGGTCTTGCGAATTTCGAGGGTACGGGGTAGAATAAAGTCTGCCGCTTTGCATGGGAAACCATGGCGTTTCAACAACTGAAACAGCACATATTGTATGTTGATAAAATTTTTGCGCACCTTTTGATCATGTTTGTTTATTATCTTTGTATATTCTGTCAAAAAGCGATCAAAGTCTGCCAACAATTGCTGCTCAATAGCGTCTAGGTTTGGCGCCGGTTCACCCAACAAGAGTGAATAAATCAAATGAATATCCTCATAGTGAGATGTCTCATTCATATCCTTTAACCATTTCATTATGTTAAATTTGGTCATGTATTTTTTATTGTGTAGGTAGAGCCGTGTGAGACGCTCCATCAATTCTGGACTCAGGTGTGCGGGTTGTTTTCCCTGAAACTGAATCATACAATCGTAAAAATGTTGCTTTCTAAAATACGAATATTTGCTCGAATAATTTGTTCGGGTTACATCTAAATATGATGTACTAAAGGCACCAGTAAGTGCGCAACACTCGGCACACTCGGTTTGACCATCTTCAATATACTTGTCACAATTGGTGCAAATCTTTTTCTGAGTGACAAAATCAGACGCTCGCCGCCAAAATTCATGTTCAAGTGCAAGCTTATCCTTCTTGTTACAATCAGTGACTCGTCCACTCATAAAATCTACACGTTTAGGTTTACTCAACAAGACCAAATAATCTTTGACTAGTGTGTGTAATTCAAGGTAGGCAAACCCGCGTGTGGCCTGTTGTATCGAATCGTCAAAACTTGCCAAATAGTCGGCTGCGGTGCCAGTATATCGTTGCGTGATGAGATCAGTGTGCGTGCGTGGATCAAACAAGATCTGGGTGCGGTCACTGTGTCGGGTTGTCAAATTATCAAAGTAACTCAACATGTCACACTTGTCTATTTGTTAGTGTGTCGCAATGTCTAAACAAAATTTGTTTTTGCCCGTGTCTAATAAACGAATATGCTCGCGCAATTAAATACAGCATCACAGACAATACAACCACAAGTTTCAAATCTGTATAGTGGTCAAACCACTGCACTCGCCTCTCTTGGCACCACCTCACAAACATTCTCTCCACGGAGTGTAGCACGAACCAGTATTTCAGGCACTGAAAAGAGATCAGAATGGCAATCACTTGCTGAAGATTTGAAACTTGTGCCTCTCTACCCCGACGCGATAGATAACATGTATAATATTGCAGAAAAGATTGCTGATCTCGCGTCTATACCAACTCTTGGGGCATATAGAGAAGTAAAAGATGTTCTCAACAAAACTACTCTTATCTTGGACACTGATGTGGCACAAACAGTCCAAGTGTGGGCATCAACTTCATTATACAAAATTGTACATGCAGAAGAACACCCACAAGCTGTGTACGAGATTGCAGAGACATTGGCAAATCCATGGGGAGAAAAAGTATCATTAGTGTCACCAGCGCGCGCCTCTCGCTTCATTTGGCAAAGTTTATATGGACAGTATACTCCTCTTCCCTCCAAGATTTACAAATTTTTGACTGCAGACACTCTTTCCGCAAAGATGAAGACACTTGGTGTTACTTCACTCAACAAAATTGGCACCAGTTTAGCCACACTCCCTATCCAAGACTTGGAACATGTTGCGCACGCTCTCGGTATACTCACACTTGAGAGATTTAATGCGCGAATCCTACAACAATTTATTTTGGCGCGTCTCGAGTTTGACTACTTGCCCGAAGAATTTTTGCGCAAGTTTGCAATGGGTCAATCAAATTTGGTCACACAGGCCGCCACAGATCCACTCTCACTTTTACGACACTTTACACGTGAAAATTGTGCAACACTATTAGATATTTTGGGAGCACCATGGTCTGCTGAATGGACTACTGAACACATTTCTCGACTTTTACTCTATCTTTTGGACAAGTCGCGATCCTATTCTACACTAGTCCCAATAGAGTCTGCGCCAGTCACACAAACTAATTGGCCACTCGCCAAAGTATATGTTGATCCGTATGTTGAAGAATTGATCAAGAAAAATACACAAAAATATCCAGTTGAGTCTGCGCCAGTCACACAAACTAATTGGCCACTCGCCAAAGTATATGTTGATCCGTATGTTGAAGAATTGATCAAGAAAAATACACAAAAATATCCAGTTGAGAACTTGTTCAATCTCGCAGCTAATTTGGGTATCAATGTACGGTCAGATGAAAAGCCTGAACAAATTGCCGCGCAAATAACAGCAGTCGCACCATATGAAATAATTCGCACAATGGACAAAAATACACTTGAACACATTGCAAATCGTCTCAAAATTGAACACACTCCACAGACTGACCGTACAGATTTAATAAACGAAATAATTTCATATAGGCCATATACTGGTGGACATTCGCGTACCGCTGATGATAGATATATTGAACGATTGAGACAGTTGTATGGCGCGAAACCATATCAAGATCTCAGTAAAAAGAAGTATAAAGATGTGGAGGAAGAAGAGTCTGAATCTGAATCATCAGTGTCTGATGAAGACGAAGAGACACCAATCCACACGTTTAATGGAAAAATAATGCAAAAAGACAAGTTTTTTAATAATAAAATGATGAATACGCCCCCACCCGTTGAATATTCGTGGTCATATGATCAGTTAAAGAGTATGACTTATCAGCAATTGTATGATTTGTTGCGGCGCGAACAGGTACCACAGCGAAGCAGAGCCACTAATAAAACAAGTATGATTGATCTCTTGATGAGGTATCAACAAACCAGTGCACATCCAACAACGAATCCCTACTCGACTGGAAGTTGGGCACAAGATTCACTCGCAAGAATGACACAAGCCGAACTAGCAGAAGTTATGCGCGAGTTTGGAATAAGACGCGCAAGCCGTATGACTCGGCACGCAATGATAGATGCCATTCTTGCATATGATCCAAGTTTACGTGCGCCCACCGCACCCACTACACCCACCCATACATCCGACTCCACATCCAACCCCGCGCCCTCCACTCCCCTTTTGCCCAACACTGTATCCCAACAATATTCTCTGGCTAGTCTCATGTACATGACCAACACTGAATTAACCGCACTCGCACGTCAATTAGATATTCCGCTGAGAAGCCGTGTACGAAATCACGCTGATTTGGTCCAGTTAATCTTAAATTGGACGAGCCCGAGTCCAGTACATATCGAGTCCAATGATCTGTCCAAATATTCGGCACAACAATTGAGTAATTTGGCGGTGCGATATGGCATCTCGACTGTTGGAAAATTGAGAGGAGAAATAATACGTCAAATATTGGATCAAATGTATCCGCAGTCCGCGCAACCCTCGACACAAGATAATCTTGAAGGTGCTAGTCGCGCCGAATTGGTGCATTTGATGTCGGTAGCAGGTTTACAACCACGTAGCAGAGACACTAGAGCATCAATGATTGCAAAACTTCGCGCCCTGTCACACCAACCGGCGCCGGCGCCAATCCGCGCAGATCCTACTTGGACACATGATTCACTAAATCAACTCACTGTACCGCAGTTGCGGGCAATTGCCGCGCATCAACAAATCCCAAATAGAAGTAAAGTACATCGCAAAGAAGATTTGATCTATATGATTTTGGCGCATGAGGGTCGGGTTCCATTTCGTCCAGTCGGCGTTGCGGACATTTCACGCCTTTCAAATGAAGGACTCGATGTAATTGCGCGCCAGTACAATATAAATACTGAAAGTTTACCGCAAGCTCAAGTTTCTGAAGCGGTACGATCTGCAATAAATCGCGGCGCAGCTACAACTCCTATAGTGGTTTCACACACAAGTCCTCTCTCTCCGGTCTATGAGCAGGCGTCGCCAATTCCATATGAATACATGTCACATGATAATTTGATTCGCGCCGCGAATGCCCGTGGCATTGAAACCCCATATGAATTGACTAGATTACAACTCATTGACTTGCTCACAAACGAAACGGGCGTCAATTTTAACAACTTTGCTACTATGACAGACGGACAATTGGAGGTATTGGCACGTCGCCACAATATTCCCACATTGGGACAGAGTAGAGCAAGTGTTATTTCTGCACTCGGGCGAATTGGTAACACAACCACCACATCGCCTAGCACCCAGTTTACACGACCTGAAGTATTCACTGATACTGCACTAAGAGAGATTGCAAGATCACAGGGTATCATTGATCCACAATCACTTGGCCGCGCGCAACTTTTGGACATTTTGTCAACACCGAGTGACCCGGCCGCAAATCCACATGTTTTGTTTGTCGAGCCAATCTCTGCGCCGAGCCCAGCACCTGCAAATCCACCCACAAATCCACATGCTAGTCCACTAAATGCGATGCAACAGGAAATGAGTCAGCGTATTGGAAGAATGTCTCCACCAATATCACCACCACAATCGCCGCTACAATCGCCGCCACAAGCCTCAGTCCAATCACCACCACAATCATTACCCACATTGCCCAGTGAACAAGAGTTGGTGTCGCGTGCGCACGCCAGAGGCATTATTGATCCAGAAGAAATGACAGTGCCACAATTAATGGATGTATTGCAAGAAAGTTCACCCCCAGCGTCTCCAAGTGTCACTACAGAGCTCGACTCACTCAGCGATGAACAATTGCTAGAAAAGGCGCGAGCTGCAGGTATTATTGATCCAGAAGAAATGTATAGATGGCAGTTGATTGATGTTTTATCGGCGCAAACCACACCTCCACAATCTCCACAACATCCAACAGCTCAAATTAGTGACAACAATACACTCCCACAACCACCCATATCACCATCACAACCCATGACCTCACGTCAAGCAGAGGTAGCTGATCTTGATGAATTTAGTGCAAGATGGACCCCGCCAAGTCTCGACGCAAGTACTCGTGCCGCGATTCGCCGCGAATTCTATGGACCAGTATAAAACCGCGCAGATACACATATTTGCCAAATAAATCTACATTCCCTCTAATAAAATGTTGACAACACTTCTTCTCTCAAGATTTTATTGGAAGGACCTGATTATGAGTGCCCTTGCCATCAAATTAAAGACTGATCCGAAATGGCTCAGTGTTTTGTCAATTGATGGTAAAGAATGGGTATCATTGGAACAGTTTCCCTTATTAGAAGGACCAATCCAAGTTGAATATAACAATCTACAGAATATGGTACTTGCACTCGATGACCCCGACTCGTTTATTACATGGTTTACCAAATACAGCACAGTACTGGATTTGAGCGAAACACTGGAATTGTATCTGTCTCGGTTTACTGATCGTGGCGAACGTCTCTACAATGCAACAATACTTGAGAATCACTACAATATTGGATCGCGGCCGCGAACTATGCCCACTCAATATGAGCCGTCGCCACAGTTGTTGACACAGTTACGTCGATGTGACAAGTTGAGTGAAATACCAGTTACTAATAGTAATGCTCCAACAAACTTTGTCAAATCAAAGGTTACTCTCTCATTTACATGTGAACTTACTCATCAGTTATTGATCGGACAAGTATTTGATTCACTTCAAGTGTCAGAACGTGTGCCCTTTGCGTCATGGAACAATTTTTACAAAATCGCCGCGACCATGAGTGATAAGGTAGGCGGGATGCCATGGAAAGACACATTACCAAATGCAATAATCATCAAACTTTTGGATGAAGCTGACACATTTTATGACTGTATCCTCATGGTTAAAGACACTGGACTCGAATGGTTAATTATTGTTCAAAATGGAACAGAGAATATTTCACTCTTTCGTGATACTGTAATTACTGCACTTGGAATAACTATTGATGCGAATCGTGTTGTCTCACGCCAAGTTTATTTTGGAGGATCATTCTATCTTCCAAATGCGACATTTAATAAACTCTTGTTTCCCGACTATATTCTCACATCGCCACTTGTACGAGATCTTGTCGTAATGGATGAGAGTTTAAAATTGGTGCGACAAAAAGAGAGTATTTATCTGTATGCGTTTCCGACACATGACCCAAATGATCTCACATTAACAGCACATATTTCTGTGCGCACAGATCCAGTCGAACTCGTGTCAATCGATAGTGATATGGCGTCGGCGATTCTTGTCAAGATACACAAAATTGCCACAATCTCACAACTCAACTATTTTGCGCAATTTTTGTCCACACTTGTCACAGATTATTTACGGCGCGAACCCGAAATTGCGCGCGAATATTCCACGTGGAAGATAACTACAAGTGAGCCTACTCGTAAACGTGTCAATACTCTGCGCTCACATCAACGTGACTCGATAAAATTAAAGTATATTGTGCCAGATTTATTCCTCGAAAACTATCCCAAACTGTGCTCAAATCAGCCGACAATCTTGCTTAATGAGAGTGCACGGGTAGCCGCGCAAAACAATGGACAGCAAATTATGGAATTTCCCACAAACAGTTCCAATTCACACTTGTATGTGTGTAATGATCCAGATTTTCCGTTTCCGGGTCTACGTGAGAATAAACTTGCAAATCGTGACAAGTACAGTTGTATCCCATGCTGTTACTCTATAGATCAAACTACCAAACCGACAAGTATACTAAACACTTACAAAAATATTGGAACATGTGCACCACAGACACCACAAACATCGACATCATCAGCAATTATTACTACACTCAAAATCTTGTCACCACATTCGTACGGTGTCTTACCAGACTCACTATCAAACCTCTTTTCTACAATCTATGGCACCATCAAAATGCATCGTTATGGGGTTGCTTCCACTCTTGATAGTTTTGTGCGGAGTCTTGTGTGGGGACTTTATGGGAATATGGATAGTGTAGACACAATATGTCAAAAAATCGGCGCAAAGCCAAACGCATTTATTGATGGCGCCAAAGTATGGGAGCCCCTGTCAGATCTACTCAATATAAATGTGTGGGTATGGGGAAACGGTCTACTTAAACCTACATCACAGTCTTTTGTACAACATCGCTACAATCGTAATTTGCCATATATTCACATTTATGAGAATTTTGGTAATGAATCTAATATGCGAGACACTCCAATCTATGAGTTGATTGTAGTCAAAGCGCCACAGCGGCCCAAGATCATTTTTGACACACATGTAGATACATTTTTGAATCTCGCTCGTAATATCTGGGCATGTGAATTGAACGGCATGAGTATTGATCCTTTAGATATTGTTGATACTGCTATCCCTATTGGCGCCACCGCTCAACTAACTGACACGTATGGATATCGCCGCGCAATCATTTACAACCAAAACAACCTAGTGTGGGACAAGGTACCATCACAAAAATATCAACTACCAGAAGCGGCGTGGCCCAAAATTGCGGGTGAAACCACTAATTCTATCTCACACTATGCCAACTTTAAACGTAACAAACGAATGGCACGTGAAATATTGTGGAACGCATTTTGGCTCATTATTGCAAACTCGCTGAGTATAGATAACTTTGCTGATCATGTCGAAATTGTTCCAAATCTATTGTGGGCACCAACACCACATTTACCAAATCCGTCATTAGTATATCAAGATAGACTACATATTCCAGAAGATGTTATTGCACAATTGATACAAACGATTCGCCGCGAATTGCCCACCACACTACCTCAACATATTCCCGACTATTATAGTTTCTTGTCTGACTTTGTTACCAGTCCAACACAGATACTCACATCGCGATTTCCCATCAAACAGTATGAACCGCGGAATCCGGTTTTGGCGCCGCCATTCGATTTTTCGCCGCGCGGATTTTTTGTGCGTCTAGACAAACTTCGATATGCAACACCATCAACTCTGGACAAATTTAATGAGCAGCAGGGCACCAAATTACTCTGGTCTTGCGCACCCACAGGCACAAAACATGGAAGAGTAGGCAGTGGCGAGCCAATAACATGTTGGTTATTACAAAAGGACGATAGTATGGTCACCAATTATTTCACGTTAGAATAAAATTTTTCCACATAGTAAATAAACAATGACCCAATATCTTGTCCAAAACTTTAATCAGATCATTGACTTGTTCGAGAATGTTGATCTCGACAAAAATCTGTCGGTGAATTTGAGTGCCGATGCGCCAATCTATTATGCATTTTTATCACAGAGTCAACTAGACACCCCGGATTTGACATCATTACCAACACAACGTGCCAAGAGTTTGTCACAAGTCGTCAATTCGAATCAACGATATTTATTGGTTAGAGCGTCAGACCCAACTGTTTTGGTTGTTGAACGTACGCTTGTTGCCAGTAATGCAGAAATGTTTACCACACCAGAATTCATCTCCAAGATGGATACATCAAACACACGATTCTGGGTTATCATGATTATTGCCGCTCTTTTAATGGTCGGAATTGCATGGCTCTCACTAAAATACTTTGACACACAGGGTATTGAATATCAGCGGCCAGTCCTCGAATCATTGAGACAATATGTTTCAAACAATACCAACTCAAACATACCACAATATAGTCCCACAAGAAGATTAGTTGATTCACTCACATCAAACACGACTCGCGCTGGAAACCGTGCACGTGAATTTATCGATAGATATTATGCTAGTGATTAGAATGGCGAATACTCAAGTTTTGTAACAAGTAAAAACCCACACAGAGTTAGAGATTGTTACAAAACTGCCAAATTATATTGTAGCTCAAAAAACCCAGTACCCACCTTGGTCCGTTGTCCAGTAAGTACTGTTGAGGATACTTCCTCAAGCGTGTCTACATCCCCATAAAATACTGCATTCAAAAAGTTTAACATGGCCTCTTCAAATGATGCCTTTGTCAAAACTGCAGATCGATCATCACGAAGTGAGTAACGTGTGATAGACTTGAGAGTTCCGGGCCATGTCATGTGATTTACCAACAGTTCAATATGAATTTTGAGTAAACAAGGGTCCATAATCGCCTCGAGTT